GAAGTGGTATGGATTCAAGGATAAGGGAACTGTGCATGAACACGTTCTCTTCCGATGGTGGTTGAACACCTATATGACCGATGGGCCTTTCTTTAATTGGATTGAGCCCTACACTTTGGCACCAAAATCCGAACTCACCACGTTGAAAGCCATTATGGCTCATAAAAGCCGTGTTTTTTACATGGTTGGAGTTCTGTCGGATATTACTGGCAAGTTGTACTGTGATAACTTCTCTAACGCGCTCAAGGAGCTTCCTTGGTGCGCGGTGGGGACTGTTTGGCAGTACGGAGGCATAGATGAAATGCGTAAAGAGCAAGAACTCTTTTTGGAACAACATCCTGATCATGTGATCACTGACGATGATTGCTCTAAATATGACCTCACCCGACATGCCAAAGCTTTTAGCGTAGAAATTACTCTTCGCTGTAGGTATCCAAACCGCTTGAAAAATTTTGAGAAAGTCATAATTTGGCTTTTTCGTCAAGCTTATTACAAATTTCTTATTTTGCCAACTCGAATTTTCCTTCCCGATGAGTATCTTGGACGTATCCCTAATTGGGTTGATGCCATGCCGATGGAAGGTCATGGCACACACGTTCTTGTATGTTGTGGTATTAACCCGAGTGGTTTCTTTTCCACAACGGAAGGTAATTGTATAGATAATTTCTTTATTCAGTGGCATAAATTTTGTAAATTGCATGAATTCACATGGGACGAGTTCATTAAAGATGTATATATGAAGATTTATTCTGATGACATCCGTCTCATTGAACCAAGGGAAACTTCAGTTTTTTATAGTACCTTGGAGAATTATGCACGGCTCGGCAGGGTATTAAAGCGCCGTGACCGAGAACCTGATAGAATCCTGGTTGGTAGAACCTTCTGCGGAGTTGAGTTCTTAACACAGGGTTTCATTATAGCAAAGGCCAAGGCTTACCACTCGGCTAACCGACGAGGTAAGCTGACCAATCAACAATTTGGTCAAAAGTTGCAAACTTTGTTATGTCTCTTTGGTAACGACGAAGAGCGAATTAAATTTTACGGATATATTAAACCCATCATAGATTATTATGGTCTTGACGTAAGTCTGGAGCGGGCCCGCGAGGTCGCTACAGGAGAGGTCAGGATCATTGATCCTTTGATGTTTGATACAGGTTATGAATATGACGATTGCGGGGTTTTTTCCTTCGGTGTATAACCAAGGTTTACCACGTAGTCACTTTTAGGCATGGGAGCGCTCATTTAGGGGCCTAAAAGTATTAGCTGATAGTTAATGTTATTTTACCCACTTATTTTAATAAGTAGTTTATCATCATCCGTTTTTGTCTTAGCATTTGTATATATCACACACAATGACTGGGACACCCAAACCAAACAAGGAAAAGCGTCAGGCGAAGAAAGCCGCTAATCGTGAGGTCCGTCGCCTCGCGAAGGAGAAGCTTAGAAATATGGAGCTCACTCGTACTCGCAATGCTGCTGCTCACAAGTTGTTGAATTCCGCCATGGTTAAAGAAAAGAGACCCCGTATAAATTGGTTCCTTGTCGAGTTACTTGACCCCTCCCGTTGGGAGGAGGCCCTAGCTCATGGACTTCGTGGAATTCCAGATTTTTATTCTCACCGAAATCATGTGTTTTGCACCCGAACTGTACTGCAGTTGGGACCTACCAACTTCGGCGCTGACGGAAAATGCAATATTATCGTCAATCCTACGATTGATGATCACATTGGCCGGAATAATCCTCTCACTACTCGGACCGGCTATAATGCTGGTATGAGTCAAACAGTTGGCACTGGAATCACCTTTCACAACATAGATGGCTCGGATGGGTATACCACCCCTTCTAGTCCTTCTGTGCAGTCAAGCATTGTTAATACTACCGAGACTCGTCAATTCTATTTGCCATCTGTCCTTCAGTGTGCTGGACCTGGTGGAAATAATGGGACTTGCAGGAGGCTGTATCCTATTAAGGATTCCGCTACGGTTATCGATGGCAATTATGGTGACTACCATTATTCCATTGCACCTGACACGAACAATACCGTTAAACTTGTTCTCCACTTTGAATTGCCTATTTCCGGCAATATAACCGTTGAAGTTGACACTGATTTGGCTACGCGCAGCGCGACTTATGTTGCTACGGCTCAAACGACCGCTGCTCTTTCCATAACTTTGAACGCTGCTGACGCAGAGGTCCATGCCATTCGTTTCCTCAATAGCACTGGAGCAACTGTGTATATCTCTAGCATGAGGTTGGCAATGGACTGGCATCCTCCTGCAGGGTACAAGAATTTACAGTTCGAGCCAGCCCAAAATTACACTCGAATTAAGGAGGACTTCACCGCAGTTCGCCCCGTATGTGGTTATCTGTGGGCGAAGTACCGCGGAGATCTTACCAAAAGTGGAAATCTCGCTGGCGCCTTGATTGATGCTGGCTCAACGCCCACCTTAGCTCGAGCCACAGATTATGATGATGTGGCTGGCCTTCTTCATGCATATGAGGGTAATGCCACTGAGGGTGGTTATGGAATTTGGTGTCCAATGAATCCAGCAGACAACAACTTCACGGCGATTGATGACTCACGACCTTCTGCACCTTTTCTCATTTGCAGTTTGGACGTTGATGACGTGGCTGCCCAGAATTTTCGTGTCGAGGTTTATTTTGTTTGGGAAGCCTTGACCCAGCTCCAGATGTATTCTCCTGAACCTGGATCTGTTGACATTGGCATGATGAATGATGCCTTTGATAAACTTGCT